GCTAAAGAGTAAGAGAAAGGGGGGTTTTTGACCCCCCTTTTTTTATACGCCTTCTGATGACCGCATATTTAATTTACCAAACTTCTGAAATATAATTGGACTTTGCCCGCTAGACCCCGTTGTTGTAACACTTGATGATTGTCTTGCATCAACAATATTAGTTGGTCCACCAGAACCGCCACCAGCACCAGCAGCTGATCTCTTGACCTTATCTTTTTCATATCCAGACAATTTTTGCGCTTGCCCCCCCGCGGCAGATTTACCCATGATCGAGTCGGGGTCCACGTAACTGCCGAATGGGCGGAAGTCGGGATTAGCGTCGTTCTTCTGCGATTGGCGATAATCGTCCATGAGTTTACTGTTATAGGTATCCGGTGCATAGGTATTTTTGTCTGCTGGCGATCTTCGCGTCTTCGTTTTTGTTGATTTATCTGGTTCCCCACCTTCACCATATCCAAACAAACCAGCAATCTTACTCCCAATTTTACCAGCTTTTCCTAACAAATCTCCAAGTAATTTAGTAAAATCAAAATCAAACAAGTTAGTGAAGAAATTAACAATACCATCAATAAGATTGCCGATAGTATCTGAAATATACTGAATAGGATCAATAGCATCAACTTTTGCTGCAAAGTCATCAAATCCAAACAGTCCAGCAACCCAGCTTACTAGTTTTAGAATAAGCATAGGTATGAACCCTGTAATAGTTCCAATAAATTTAGACGCACCCACTTTGAGTGCTTCACCTATACTACCAGTTTCTTCCAGTGTAGACTGAAAATCTTTAAATGCATTCCATAGACCATAGAGAACAAGTCCAATTGCGGCACCAATTGCAATAAATGGTAACAGTGGGATCATAAATGCAGATAATGCTGGTAACATAGTTGCTGACATGAATGTCACCACTGCTGTAAAAGCAGCAGCAATCTTACCTGCCAACGCCGCAAATTTCCCTACTACTCCACCAGCCATATTCTTTACTGCTGGTAACATAGTTTCTAGCATAAATACTTGCACTGCAATAAACGCATTTTTAATAAGCGTTGCTGCAGCCTTGAATTTCCCTACCACTCCACCAATCATACCCTTCACGTTGTCTAACATAGTGACCATCATAAATGTTTTTATTGCAAGAAAAGCAAGTCTAACCTTTTTTGCTATTTCAATAAATTTTGCAATAGCAAGGGCAGTGATGATACCAGCGATAAGAACTGCAATCTCTTCCCAATTATTCTTTAAAAATTCCCAAAACTCCATCAATTTAGGAAGTATTACTTCACTGATAAACTTTGTCATTTTCTTGAAGGTGTCACTTTGCAGAAACTTACCAAGTGCAATCACAAATGCACCAATCGCAAGAGTAGTAAGAATTGCAAGACCACCCAATGCAGCAGCCTTCATCCCCTTCTTACCTATCTCAAATAAACCAGTAATTCCTGCACCAATCTTATCTAGTTTGGAACCATTCTTCTTTGCATCTGCTCTTGCATCTTCTTTTATTTGTTTTTTGGCAGCGGGAGATGTGGCGTTTTTAAGTCGTTGTGCGTAATCTTCTTTTCTTGCCTCATAACTTAATTTTTGAAACTCTTTATTGTCTTCTGCGACCTTGCCATCTTTTTCGATTTGTGCTTTAAGTGCAATTGCTTGGCCAGCAGTGGATGCTGCAGCTGCTTCTTCTCTAGCTCCCCTATCCTTGATGTCTGCCCGTAAATCTTTTAACTCCTGTATTGCATCTTTATCCTCACGGGTTTTCGCAGCACCCTTTTTATTTGCCTTCGTTTGTTGTTTTTTTAAATCTGCAAGTTTTCTCTTCTCGTCTAACGCAGCCTTGGCCGCAGCTCTTTTATTCGTTTCGTTCAGTTTTTCTATTGCACCGGGAAGTTTAGCAATAATTTCATCATTCGTGGCCATGACTCAGGTTCCTTATTTCTTTTTCGTGATTGCTTGTGCGCCGAAGAATGCTGCAACAATAGCAGCAACGGACACAAAGTATACACTTGCCATACTACCAAGAATTTTACTTGCTTCAGTAAGTCCAACACCTACTGCTAGTACAACTGCGAATGGATATAGTAACATACCAAATAGTGCAAACCATGCCATCTTACGCTGTGCGTCCCGCATTGCATCTGCATCTTCAAGTTCTCTACGTTTAAACTCTAGGAACATCTTTTCTTCTTCAGGACTAACTTTACCATCCCCATTAGTGTCTGCTGGATGATGATTTGATGCTTTAATTTCTTCCTCGGCCATTTGATCAACTCCTATTATTTGTTCTTTCTTGCTTGCCTATCGTGTTCTGCTTTCTCTTCCTCTAAATGTTTTAATAATAACCCAATATAAATTTCCCGTTCCCACGGCATCATATTCTCTAGTTCAGTTAAACTCCAATTATGATGTTGTATCATTCCAAAGTTTGTTTTGTAGTAATTCACTACGCTGTCATGGGACAGCCCTATTCCAAAAAAGTCTCTAGGCCCTCCAATAATATTTCACCCTTCACCTTTGTCTTTGGGTTAGTAACATCAATAACATGTCTCATCTTCGGCATTGTCTCAAAGAATTTTAGAACATTCTCCATCTGCGTACTATTCATAGAATCAATAAATTCAACAATTTCATCCTGAGTCATATCAATTCTATTAATCAATTCTTCACCCGATGTAATTGTCTCAACACACTCAACAACTAAAATCAATGTTTTTTCGAAATCACTTAGTTCACCTGGCATTTTTTGTAAATCTTTAAGCCTAGGATATCTGAAATGGATATTGATATCATCTGTTATTTTAATGTCCTGACTATGATCCAAACTCATTTGAACTTGAATGTCATCAACATCAACTTCGACTTCGACTTTTGTTTCATTGTCATCTGGACATGTAACATTCAAGGTTATTTTAGAACCAACAGACTTTGATCTCAACTGTAAGAATACATACTCAATATCAAACATAGGACTGAGGTTTGCATCTATGGAACCAAATGTACATCCAGATACCAATTGTCCCACAGCAGAAGCAATCTGAGATTCTTCACCAGATTCTTGAGCGATCATCAAAATCTTTTGCTCTTTGACTAAGAATGGTCGGTATTTAATTTCCTCCTGTGTTGATGGTAGTTTTAGTGTGTACTCGGAAGTTTTTAGTTTAGGTAACGCCATAATATTTCATCCTTTATAATAGTCTGCTCAACACCTTCGGTATATTTGCATTAATTGTTCGTTCTGCACCTGTGATTACTGTATCAAGAACCTTTTCCATAAGGTTAGGTGATTGGTTGTTAATATCAAGAGTCTCCCAATACTTATACTGCATGGTGATGGGTATCTTTACAATCTCACTAGCTGGACCCCCATCAAAGGATGATGGTCCAATCGCGCTTGGATAACACTCAAACAATTTAATTCCATAACGTCGAGTATTTTTTACATCAAGGACATAGATTTCAATTTCTTTAATGTAATCCTTATAGTACTTGACATTCCACGTTCCCTTGTCCCATGCCATCTCTTGCCAACTCTCAAAGAATACTCTTTCCTCTAGATCACTACTTGCCTGAAAGGTCATAGCAAGTGTACCACCAAATGTGATACCATCAACGATTTCTGGTGCAATACCATACATGTTAGAATCTGTTGATGTATTTAATGCCCGGCCTGGCAACTCAAGGGATTCACATCGCATAGAAACTTTCCTAGCATCTCCGGCTGCTGGGGATGTGATAATAACATCATAACGACTTGGGAGTGCATATCCATTATCACTATGAAACTCTGACAGGAAATTGTTTAACACGCCAAATGCGGTTGATTCTACAAAACTTGCTAGTGTAGCCATTAGATCATTGCCCTCGAATCTTTCCATACCTCTGATGCAGATGACTTCTTAAACCTCTGTACAGGTAGGAGAGTTGCAATTGTAAATTCATCTGCATCAATCCTACGAAACTGTGATTTGGTCTGTCCTGCTAGGTATTTGTGTATGGTTGGTTTGATAAGTCTTATGCTTTTTAATTTCTGATAATCAACAATAAGCTTTGTCGTATAATCAAATTCAACATTGTTAGAATAATCTACCAAACGATCAAGCAACTTAATTCTCAAGGGAATTGGTAGGTAATGGAGGTTGATACCCAGAAACCCGTCTGAATACATTTCTAGTGGTAACACCAACGGAAACGTGTCATAGTATGGTAGTTTTTTCTTGAACTTAGGATCATACATGAACATGTTCAATTTACCATAGAATGGTTTGTTGTTCCTCTTACCATCTCTCAAGAGATCAAGTGGGCCTGGTGTACCGAATTCTTTAATTTTTTCTCTATACCATGCAGTTGACTTTGGGCGACCTTTTGCCTCATCCTTAACTGCTTGCATGTATTTACTAATTGCCATGTATCTATTTATACGAAATCCCTAGATGATCTTCAGTTAAAATCTTGAATTCCATATCATTATCTGCACACCATTCTGTTGCATATCGCCACTTAGCATCGTTCACACCATAGGTTATAACCTCATTCATCCACCGTCTAGTACGCCTCTTGGGTTCCTTGGGTGGTTTACACTGTATCTTGGGTTTAACCTCAATTACCATCTTCTTAATCTGACCATCAGCCTGTTTAACTTTAATGTAGAAATCTGGAAAGTATCTGTGCATACGTCCATCCTTGGGTGATAAATAGGGTATAATGATCTCTTCACTACCCCATTCAATTATGGAT